CGCTTGCTACCAGGCGATGCCTTTATCAAGTTCCAGTTCAACGACTTACTACGCGCAGACCTAGAAGCTAGGATTCGGTCCTACTCAGTTGGCGCTCAGGCTGGTTTCTACTCGACCAACGACATCCGCAGACTAGAAGACATGCCACCAGTTGACAATGGCGACCAGTACCGAGTTCCACTAGCTAACATCGCTTTGGCTGACACTCAGGTAATCACAGACGAGAAAAAGACCTACATGGTTGCACAACTTATTCAGTCAGGATTCTCGCCAAGCGAAGTTCTTGCGGCTCTTGGTATGCCAGAGATTGCTCACACTGGCTTGCCTTCGGTACAGCTACAAGGTGTTGCTCAGGTAAACCCAGAGGACCCAGAAGCTGTTTACGAGGTCTAATAATGACTATTAGCTCAGGTCAAATGTCAGTAGGAACTGTTGCATCACTAATAGACGGAACTTTCAACTCAAACTTTCGCCTTATCGTTCACAACAACGACAACACAGACGCTGTTTTTTTAGGCGGAGAAACTGTAACTATTGCAGACGGCTTGAAACTAGACAAAAGCCAATTTATTCAGTTTGACATGAATCCGCTTGAGAGAGTCTATGCAGTTTCTCCAAAAAACGGACACACTATTAGTTATTTGAAGCAGGTCTAATGCCTTACTACATCACAGATAAAAACGCAGAATGTTCCAACTGGGCTGTTGAAAAAGAAGACGGCGAGTTAGTTGCCTGTCACGACACAAAAGAATCAGCCATTGACCAAGCAGTAGCTATCAGCATCGCTGAAGAAACTGAGTTTGTTGGCGAAAGAGCAGCAATCGGTTCACTAGCTATTGATGACTATGTTTCTTGGTCGCCATTAGACCCTAAAGTAGCCGCTCAGATTGTTATGGTCGAGGGTCAGTTCGCTGTGGTTCGGTTATTCGATTACGAAGATGGCATCTTTGAACCAACCGACAAGATGATGGTCATAAATGTTTTCCAGTTGGAAAAGATACCTACTCCAAAGATGATTGCTTATGAAGTCGAAGAAGAAGACGAGATTGAGGCTGAAGAAGAAAGCAACCTTCCAGACAATTACAGACCAGCTCTATCTGAGGATGTTCCAGAGGGCAGGGCTTGTGGCAACTGTTTCTTTTTTGACGAGTCAAGAGTAAACGCTGAAGGCGACAAAGCCTGGTGTGAGCGTTGGGATGACTTTGTTGACGCTGGCTATTACTGCAACGCTTGGGAATCAAACGATGAAGAAAGAGCCATCAATCAAGAAGCTCCTGCTTACATGAGAGCAGCAGCTCGGCGTGGACTTGAGTATTACGAAGAAGGTCTAGCTGGTGACGGCGTAACCCCTAAGACAGTTAGAGAAGCAAGAGAGATGGCAGAAGGTCGCGTGAGCGATGACAAGTGGATAAGAATTGCCGCTTGGATTGCTCGACACCTAGTTGACCTTGATTCACCAAACGCAAACCCAGAATCCGACAACTATCCATCCGCAGGAGTTGTTGCACATTTACTTTGGGGTTCTGGTCCAAGCAAGAGAGCAGCACAGAGGACTAAAGCCTACGCTGATTCGGTTGTTGCTAGGATTAGACAAGAGGAAACTAACAGTATGGACAAGAAAAACAAGTGGCTCGATGTAGCTAGAGCAATCCAGCTAAAGATTGATGGCCAACAGCCTGAAAGCAAAGAGCCAGAAGTAAGAACCAACAGCGTTGACTTTGAGGTCAGGGCTGAGGGTGACGGCATGACCTTTACTGGTTACGCATCTGTCTTCAACAGTCCATCAGAAGACCTTGGTGGCTTTGTCGAGTATGTTGCCCCAGGTGCTTTCAAGCGCTCGCTACAATCTCGCAACGAGGTCAAGCTTCTTTGGAACCACGACTCAGGTGAGCCACTAGCTTCTCTACGAGGTGGCACTATGCAACTTGTCGAAGACGAAATTGGCCTAAGAGTTACAGCTAAACTTCCCAACACGACTAGAGGTAGGGACATAGCCGAACTTTTACGCACTAAGGTTATAGATTCAATGAGTTTTGGATTCAATGTAATCAAAGACTCCTGGTCAAGAGATGGGCAGACAAGAACCTTGGAATCAGTAAGACTTTTTGAAACAAGCATCGTAAGTTTTCCAGCATATTCGGCTACAACAGCAACAGTTCGGTCAGCCCCAAGCATCAATGCTGACGAGCTAGCAGATGCCCTACTAAAGCTAGAGTCTGGTGAAGAACTTGACGACAAGAGCGCCGAGCTAATCACTAATGTAGTAAGCAAGCTAAAGGCTCAGCCAGAGGTTGAAGAAGTAATTGAAAACGGCCTTGACCTGCTAGACCTAAAGAAAAAGCAGTTTGACCTTCTACTAAAAAGGATATAAAAATGGCAAGCAAAGACGAAATCAAAAAGGCTTTACTAAAGGCTGCTGGCAACCCTTCGGTTGGCGTAATTGCTGACATGGCAGATGACCTAGCCAAAGCTATTTGGGAACTAGACAACACAAACTCCCACACTCCAGCCAAAGAAGCAAGAGTTGTGGATATCAAAGAAACCCGATAGAGTTTCTTTACCCCCAGCTCAGCCCCCTTTCTGAGCTGGGGTTTTCTTTTGCTTGTAAACTTGTGATTATCAGTTGAGTGTAAGCACCGCTGTATCTGTTGAGTGTCAGCACCGCAGGAACCCCAATAATCAACTAATTACAGGAGAATCATGTCTGATTTCATTAAGACTCAGATGGATGCCCGCAACAACCTAATCGCACAGGCAAGAGAAGTTCTTGACTTTGCACAGGCTGAGAAGCGTGGACTATCCGCTGAAGAAAACCAAAAGATTGCTCGTATCGAGGCTGACATTGACCAGGCCGATGCAACAATCGAAACCGCTCGCAAGCTAGCAGACCGCGAAGCTCGCGCATCTGAGGCAGCAGCTTCATTTGTTCCATCAGTTCCAGAGGCTAAGAACTCTGACGCTGACATCCTTCGCTCAATCGCTATGGGTGAAATGCGTGGCCACGAGTTTGCTCGTGAAGCTCGTACTCTAGTTCCATCAGCTAACACTGTTGGTCAGTCCTTCTATGACCAGGTATTCGAGATTGCACAGCTAGTTGGCCCAATGCTAACTGTTTCTGAAATCTTCAACACCACCTCTGGAGAAAACCTAGTAATCCCAACTGTTACCGCAACTTCAACCTCTGGTTCTGTTGCAGCAGCAGGAACCATCTCTGAGTCCAACCCAACTTTCTCATCCATCACTCTTGGTGCTGAGAAGTACGGCGCTCTAGTACAGGTTGCATCTGAGCTTGTATCAGACGCTGGATTCGACATCACTAGCTACATCGCACAGCAGCTTGGAACCTCTTTGGGTCTAAAAGCTAACTCAGTTCTAACCACCAAGCTAGCTGACGCTGCTGGTTCGGTTGTAACTGGTGGAACTGGCGTTTCTGGTGCTGCTTCATACGAGAACCTAATTGACCTTGTATACGGAATCGCCGATGGCGCTCGTGTACTTCCAGGTCTAGGTTTCCAGATGAGCAAGACTGGTATCGCAGCAGCTCGTAAGTTGAAGGATGGCGCAGGAAACTACATCTGGACCAACTCAGCAGTACCAGGTCAGCCAGCAACATTGCTTGGCTACCCAGTATTCGAGAACCCAAATGTTGCAGCAGTAGGAACTGGAACCAAGTCGGTTCTATTCGGTCACCTACCAAGCTTCAAGGTTCGCGTTGCAGGTGGAATCCGTGTTGACCAGTCAACCGACTTCGCGTTCAACACCGACACTGTTACATACCGCGGTCTAATCCGTCTTGATGGTGGACTAACCCACGCTACCCACATCGGGTACTTCAAGGGTGGAGCTAGCTAAATCTAGCCCCCAGTAAAAAGCTGGCAGTGGGTCACAGAGCGTAGGACTGTGGCCCACTGTCTTTTTTTGCTATCATCTTTGTATGCCTACAAATAAAGAGAAACTGACTGGAGCTGTAAGCGTCTGGTCCAATAGCTACAACGCACCAACTGGATACGGACAGCAAGTAACAATGCTTGTTGACCGACTAAAGCGTTCGGGTCTTGATGTTGCCATGTTGTCTAACTATGGCCTTGAGGGAATCCCCAGCACAATTCAAACGCCTTATGGCAAAGTGCCACATTACCCAAGAGGTTTAGACCAATACTCAAACGACTCTGGACCCCTAGACCACAAGCTATTTATCGGCGAACAAAAGAAGCCAAATCTTTTCATCAGCCTTTACGATGTCTGGGTGATGAAGTCAAAACAGTATGACGACTTTCCAATCGCAGCTTGGACTCCGTTAGACCATGTGACTTTGCCACCAGGGGTAGAGAAGTTTCTACGGAAAGAGAATGTCACCCCAATCGCAATGTCGCCTCACGGCGTTAGGCAGCTAAAAGCTAAAGAGATTGAGTGTGAGTATGTGCCACACGCGATAGACACTAAGACCTACAAGCCAACTTACAAAATAGGCAATCACCCAATCAATGACTACATGGGCATCACGCCAGAAACCTTTGTTGTCGGTGTTGTTGCAGCTAACAAGGCATCAGGTCTAGTACACCGCAAAGCCTATGGTGAGCTAATTCTTGCTTTTAGTATCTTTGCTAAAGACAAGCCTGACGCAGTTCTTTACCTACACACTGACTCATTCGGTCAATCAGGTGGCTGGAATCTACTAAGCATCCTTGGTTCATTAGGCGTAAAAAAGGAACAGGTAATCTTTCCAAACCCACATGACTACCGATTCGGTTTAGCTAAGTCTGACCTAGCTGCTCTTTATACAAGGATGGATGTCTTACTTGCACCTAGCTTGGGTGAGGGCTTCGGGGTTCCATCAGTCGAGGCTCAAGCCTGTGGCACAAGAGTAATTGGCTCTAACTGGGCAGCAACACCTGACCTAGTAAGCGAAGACTCTTGGCTAACCGAGGGACAGCTAACTTGGGATGCTGGTCAGGATGCTTGGTGGATGACACCCAATGTATCTAGCCTTGTAAACGCCCTAGAGGAATCTTACAAAGCTGAGCGTGGTCCATCACAGGTAGCCATAGACTTTGCTAGCCAGTTTGAGGTCGAGAAAGTTTGGACTGAAAGCTGGATGCCAGTTCTTAGGAAGCTTTTGTGATTGCTTGGATTTCGCACCATCTACCGATTGACGGCAAGCTAATCGGTGGTGCTGAGATGAGCGATGACACAATCCTAAAAGACCCGCCAGTCAAGATAGATGTAATTACACCTGGCAACTGGGAACAAGCGATGTCATATGACGACATAATAATTACTGGCACAGACCTACTATCGCCTTACGCTATGAATCAGTTGGCTAAAAAGAAACCTGTGGTTGCAATTCACCACCTACAAACCCACAGCGCCGAAAGAGCTTTCCTAATCAATTCAGCCAAGGTCTTTATTGCTCAAACACCAAGACACCTTGAGCTAGAGCTAACTTGGACCTCACCTAGTAAAAGTGCTTGGATACTGTCATCGCTTGACCCTAGTGAGATGAGCGTCAAGCCAAAAGAAAACTTTGCTCTATGGGCTGCAAGGATGCACCCACAGAAGGGTCCAGTTGAAGCTCAAGCTTGGGCAGACGAACGAGGCATACCGCTAGTAATGATGACCGATAGGCCAAGGTCTGAGGTGCTAGAAACAATGAGTAGAGCTAAGCACTTTGTTTTGCTACCTAATGGCTTTGATGCAGAACCAAGGGCAATTATTGAGGCTGTGATTTCAGGCTGCGAGGTACACACCAACGAACTGGCTGGCATTACTTCGGTTCCTAACTGGCGTGACCCAGCAACGCTTTCTGAGCTAGTGACTAACGCTAAGGATTTGTTTTGGCAGACAGTTCTCGACTAACTATCGGTGTTGGCGTAAGCCTTTTCGGTACCGCTTATAGCGAGTTTATGCCTCAGTGGTGGGAAGGTGTCAAGAGCCTAAACAGGCAACCTGATGCAATCGTTATCTGCCATGACAGCCAGAACAAAGACTATGTTCAATCGCTGATACCTAAAAGCCATAATTCGGTCACACGCACAATCGAGATGGAAGGAGAGTTTGCTGACTTTATGCTTGCAATTCAGTCAGAACAGACTACCGACTGGATTTCGGTTTGTAATGTTGACGATTACTACCTACCTGGCGCTTTTGACGAGATAGAGCAGGCAGACGCAGAAGGCTGTGACATCTACATTGACAAGCTACAAATAAAGCACAACGGCTCAATCATGGAAGGTCGCTGGATACCTGAAAAGCTACCCTATGAGATGACTTGCCCTGGTGCTGCACCTATCAAGCGAGAACTTTTTGAGCGCACAGGTGGACACACCAAGGGTGCTATCT